CTGTCGACAAGCCCTGTCAGGAACACGCGACCTTCGCGATCATCAAGCGCGCGCCGACCGCTATTCTCAAGCAGACCTTTCAGCAGGCGCTCGGCAATACGCTGCTCAATGATCAGGTTCGCGACGCCTTCTACAGCGCGTTCGACAACATTTACGAGGGCAAGGATGCGTTCCGCACCGCCCTGATAGACGAGTTCACGGCGGGCGGTGACGGTGACGTTGCGGCGGACGCTTTCAAGGCGTGGCTGACCGGGTTGGTCGACCGCGCCGTGACCACCGTGAGGGCGGCCGGAGCGGCGCAGATTACGCCGGAAACGCTCGCAAAGGCCTTTACCGACGTAGCCGAAGATTGGCTAAACCAGCAGGAGCAGACCATGCACAAGTTCACCACCAAGGCCGCGCTGCAGTCGGCCGTCGCGGGCTTCGCCATCGCCAAGGCGACCGCGCAGGACGTCGCCGACATCAAGGAAAGCGCAATCGCCCTGGGCGAGACCGGCATCCTCCCGGCCGAGGGCGTGCTGGCGATCACCGTCACGCAGGCTGACCCCGAGGTGGCCGTCCTCAAGCGTCGCGTCGACGTTGCCGAGATGCCCGCCAACATCCGCAAGCACTATGACGGCCTCGACGCCGCCGGGCAGACCGCCTTCATCGCCAAGGATGCCGCAGGGCGTCAGGCCGATGTCGACGCGATCGAGAAGGGCGACCCGATCATCTACACCTGCGCGGATGGCACCGCGATCCGCAAGTCGGACGGCGCGTTTGCCGCCCGCATGGCGAAGCGCGCCGACGAGCAGGACGAGGTGATCAAGGGCCTGCGCGCCGAGACGACCGGGGCCTCGATCGAGAAGCGCGCCGCGGCGTACCCGAACATCGCCAAGGCGGTGTCCTCGGAAATGTTGAAGTCGATCGACACCGTCGGCGCCGACAGCGAGGCCGGCAAGGCGATCCTCAAGTCGCTCGAAACCATGAACAAGGGCTCGAAGGACCTGTTCAAGTCGCTGGGTTCGACCGAGGCGACCGGCGGCAGCGGCGAGGGCAGCGGCGACATCCAGAAGGCCCGCCAGTCGTTCGAGGGCAAGGTCACCGAGATCGCCAAGCGCGACAGCATCCCGCGCGCTGACGCGATGTCGAAGGCCCGCACCGAGCATGAGGCGCTGTTCCTCGAGGCTTACCCCGCCCCCGTGGACGCCGACGAGGCGTAAGCCTCACCGACCCCGAAAAACGTCAAGGAGACGACATTATGGCAGTTACCCGGCAGGTCGGTTCGCAGACCGACGCCAAGCCCTCCAACTCCGACCTCACCGGCAAGGAGTATCGTTTCGCCAAGCGCGTCAATGCGGGCGGTGAATCGCGGTTCGACATTTGCGGCGCGGGTCAGCAGATGGCCGGCGTTATCAGCGAGGGTAAGGCCGTCGGCCTCCACACCTCGGTCGACACCGGCAATCAGTTGAAGGTCGTCGCATCCGCGGCGATCAACCCGGGCCAGAAGGTCGCCTCCGACGCCAACGGGGCGGCGAAGGTCGCGGCGGCCGGCGAAGTCATCGCGGGCGAGGCGATCAGCCAGGCCGCGGCGAATGAGCTGGTCGAGGTCGACTTCACCAAGACCGGCAACGCGGCGGCGTAATTCCCCCGCCGGGGATCAGCCGGAGCCTTGGGGCTCCGTGACCTAGAGAGAGAAGGACGAGACTATGCCGAAGGCAATCTCCGGGGACACGAACCCCGATGCTTACCTGACGAACTTCAGCTATTCGCTGCAGGCCGATGCCGCGACTTTCGTCGCCGGTGCCGGCTCGTCGCGTATCACCGTGACGCAGGAATCGGGCAAGTACGACGTGTACCCGCCCGGCTATTTCTGGCGCGACGAAGCGCAGGTCCGCCCGCTCGGCGGCCGACCTGTCCAGGTCACCTACGGCATGTCCGAGGACACCTACAGCGCCGAGGAATGGGCGCTGGAGCATGTGGTCGATGACCGCACCCGCCAGAACAGCCGTCAGCAGGGCCGCATCGACGAGAACGCGACCCGCCTGCTGACCGGCAAGCAGATGATCCGCGCCGACCGCCTCTGGGCGACGCAGTTCTTCAAGGCCGGCGTATGGGGCATGCAGGTCGACGGTGCCGCGGCCAACCCGGGCGAAGACCAGTTCCTGTACTGGGACGACGCCGCCTCGACGCCGATCAGCGATATCGAGGATTGGAAGGAACTGATCCGCGCCGCAACGGGCATGGAGCCGAACGTCCTGATCCTCGGGTCGAACACGCGCAAGCGGCTGAAGAACCACCCCGAGTTCATCGACCGCACCAAGTACACGTCGTCGGCCGCGATCACGAACGCGATCATGGCGGCGCTGTTCGAGGTCGAGGAGGTCCGGGTCGCCCGCGCGCTCTACAACACCGCGGCAGAGCGCATCCCGAACAAGGCCGACGGCACGAACATGGGCGGCAAGGATCTGTCGTACATCGTCGATCCGAACAGCGCGTGGCTCGGCTACATCGATCGCAACCCGTCGCTCAACAGCCCGACCTCGATCGCGATGTTCGCGTGGGACAGCCTCGTCCCGGGTCAGACCAACGACATGGGCGGCGTGATCAGCCGGGGGCGTGACGGGCGCGCTTACAGCGACTACTTCCACAGCCGTCAGGCGTTCGGCTTCAAGAAGGTCGCCGACGACATGGCCGTGTTCATCAACGGAGCGGTGCGCAACTAAGCGCGCCGCCTAAACTGAAAAGGAAGCCCCGTGGCAGTCCGTCCTCGCTTCGATCCCGCCCGCGACTTCGTCGCTGCCCGGGGCTTCACCTTCGCCGGTGCCGATCACGGTTCCGGCGACCCATTCGATAAGACCGCGGCGACCCCGACCCGCCTGTCGATGATGTACGAGAGCCGCATGATCAACTTCGCGCCGGAGAAGACGGCCGATGCGGATCCGGTCTCGGTAGTCCAGGTCAGCGGCGGTTATTACAACGTCGACGCGCCGTGGCTCGACGAGCCGATCCGCGCCCGCGGCAAGGCCAAGATGGAGGAGGCCGCCGCGCAGCTGCGCAAGGATGGCCCGCCGCTCGGCTGGATCGCAGGCGGTACCCTGACGACGATCGACGGCCCCAACGATGGCGGCTGGTACCACGTCGATGCACCATGGCTGGACGAGCCGGTCGCCTATCAGGGCCGCGAAAATGCGGAAAAGGCGCAGCGCCTGCTGCACGAAACCGGCGAGCCCGACTATCATCACGGCGTCACGCTGACGCCCGGCGAAAACGGCTGGTGGAGCGTCTCGGCGAACTGGGACCCCGAAAACGTCGCCAAGGTACAGGGTGAGGAGGCCGCCCGGGATCTTGCCACCCAGTGGCGCGCCGAGGGGCCCCCGGCAGATCCCGTGACCATCACGGCGGGCACCGACGAGGGCATGTTCGTCATCACCGCGGCATGGCTCGACGAGCCGGTCACGATCGAGGGCGAGGACAACGCCAACGCCGCGGCTGACGAGATCCGCGCCGCCGGCCCGCCCGAGGGCTGGGAGCC